CCGTGTGGCATGGTTACGCAACGGGATCAGGGTGTTCGGTTTTCGCGTCGCTGAACCACATCATGATGAAACTCCGCACTGGCATCTGTTGCTGTTCATGAAGCCGGAAAATATTACCCTGGCTCGCGATATTTTTCAGGAGCAAGCCCTTAAAGAGGATGGAAACGAACCGGGCGCACTTGAAAACCGGTTTGAAATGAAACTTATCGATAAAGAAAAAGGCAGTGCCACCGGGTATATCGCAAAATACATTTCCAAAAATATCGACGGTTATCAGCTTGATGGTGATACCGACGACGAAACCGGAAAACCACTGAAAGAAATGGCCCGCCGCGTGAGCGCGTGGGCTTCCCGCTGGGCTATCCGTCAGTTTCAACAGATTGGCGGCGCGCCGGTTACGGTATGGCGCGAGCTGCGCCGACTCGGTGATCGTGAGCTGGTTTTGCATCCTGAAATTGAGCACGTAAGAGCGCCCGCAGATGCCAGCACCTGGGCGGGGTATGTCATGGCGCAGGGCGGGCCGCTTGTAGCCCGTGACGAGCTCCGTGTCCGCCTGTGCTATGAGGTCACTGAAAACGGCAATATTTACGGCGATGATGTTTCCAAAATAGCCGGGATCTACAGCCCGTTTGCGCTCACTGATTCCGCAATTTATACCCGCACCACGCAGTACAAAATCGTGCCGAAGCGTAAGCAGGATGACGCTTCTGGTTTTGATTTTGACTTTTCAGGCGGCAGCGCCGCCCCTCGGAGTTCTGTCAATAACTGTACGCGGGAGCCGCGAACGGTTGAAAAAAACACAATGCCGGAAAGCACCGTCATAGCTGACGGTGCCAGCTGCGCTATTGATTACGGAACCCTGACGCGGAAGGAAAGAAAGGTTGTGGCGGCCCGGCTATCCGCTGAGTTTAAAGCGGAACAGCAGCGCAAACGCGAGCGGCGCAAACGGCAGTCGGTATTGCGCCAGCCTGGCGAACGGGCTGAAAAAATCCGCGAATTTGCCAGCTCCATCGGCTGGGATATCGGAGAGACAGAAGTTGGCCTGTTGCTGGCCGGTCAGCGTATTGCGCTGGACGGTGTTTTCTATGTCGCCCGAAGTGACGGCGCGCTCTACAGAACGCGGGAAAAATTGCCGCAATCCACTGCGACAACGGTCAACACCCTGGTAACGCGGCTACGGTCGGCTTATCGATATCAGGGTCAGAAATGACCATGAAGGTCTTTGGTACCGCATGGTCATTTCTGATCGTGCTGGCCATTTCATCGAGTAAGGCCATTTTTAACCATGCTGCAGAAGAAACGGAGATAAAAACGATGAGCTATCTGGGAAGCAAAGCCGCGAGCGGCGTCTATCAGAAAATAATCGCGCAAATGCCACCGCATGATACGTACATCGAGACACACCTGGGCGGTGGTGCTGTAATGCAGCGGAAGCCGCCTGCGTTACGCAACGTGGGAATTGATCTGGATGAGGAGGCGCTGAAAAATTTTGTTTTCACACATCAACTTTCACATGTGAGCCTGGTAAACCGCGACGCGGTGGAGTATCTGGAAACATTTGATTTTGCCAGCGCCGGTCGCGTACTGATTTATGCTGACCCACCCTACTTGCCGGAAACCCGCACCAGTAAGGCGCGTTATCGTTTCGAATACACGGTAGATGATCATCGCCGCTTACTTTCCTGTCTTATGGGCCTGCCGGAAAATGTGAACATCATTTTATCCGGCTATCCGTCCAGGCTTTATGACGCAATGCTGCCGGGATGGCGCACCTGTGAATTTCAGGCAATGACGCGCGGCGGTGTCAGAACGGAAAAGTTATGGATGAATTTTTCAAAGGGCCGGGCCTATACCCACACTTTCGCCGGAAAGGATTATAACGACAGAAACCGCATTAAGCGTAAAGCCAGGCGTTGGCAGGAAAAGTACGCCGCGCTTCCACTCGCTGAGCGTTTAGCGATCATGACAGCGCTATGTGAGATTGACGCATCGTCATAATTTCAAAAGGTTATTAGTTTGAAAACTTATGAGTGATGTTCAGACTTTTTGACTGGAACCACTTTTAAATTTTTCGCATTACGTGCTACTGTATGTTTATACAGTATTTCTAACGGGAGGGATTCATGGTTGTTGATGAAGTCAGCCGTAACCAGCACAAGTGGGCCTGCGTACAGTTTATTGCGGAAGTATCGTTGCTAGCGAACTGCAAGCCATCAGATCTAAAGCTGGCATTAAGCCTTATTGCCGATTTGGCAAACGGTGAAAATCAGGATGCTGAAAAAGAAATTTTTTATAAAGCCGACTAAGCTGGCGGGTGCGTCTGATTAAAAATCAGCCAGAGCCATCCCCTTCCATGTCATGCATGTCTATGCTGCATGAAAATGAAGGATCCAAAAAGGATCGTTACTCCCTTCACCCGCCTTCTCTGGCGGGCTTTCTTTATGCTCATGCATCTGCATGAAAACCCATACACAAAGCGGGCAGGCGTGGCGGGGCTACGAGCGCACGCTTCGAGTTAAATTGCTTTTTGAGCATCACTAATCTGGACATATATACAGTAGTATCCTACTATCTATTAACACTTAGAGATTTTGTCGCTGTTTGGTTAAAATAGTTTCAGTAGAATTATAATCAGCCAAACAGGGACGTCATATGCCATACCAATTGGTAGTGCTTAGCCCGGTAGCTAACGATCTTGAACAGTTAGGAACCAAAGAAAAGTTTTGGTTTTATTACTCTCATGACACTGTAAATTTACAGTTGTTCAAGTACTCTAGATCGGGCACAGGTGAACATTGGTCTGAAAAATGTGCTGCTGAATTGTGCCACCTTCTGAACATTCCGCACACGAGCTATGATTTAGCTAAGTGCAATGATAGATTCGGTGTGGTTTGCCAGAACCTTATTCCGATTGGATTTCGAATGGTCATGGGAAATGAGGTATTGCACAGCTCTACTGCAGATTATCCTCAACCTTTGCAGCCTGGAGAAAAGCCTGTAAGGGTTAGAGAACATACCGTGACAAGGGTTTTAGGGTGTCTGGATAAAGAGTCGATTCAGGCGCCGCCTAGTTCCTATGAACTGAATGGGTTAAATGCTGCAGATGTGTTCTGTGGTTACTTGATGCTAGATGCTCTTATCAGCAATCAAGATCGCCATCATGAAAATTGGGCGATCATGCTCAATAATGAAACTGGTGAGCAATTTTTATGTCCGACATATGACCATGCTGCCAGTTTAGGAAGGGAGATGTTAGATGATGAACGTGATGAAAGACTTACGACCAAAGATAAAAATCGTCAAATCCCATACTTTGTAAGTAAAGCTCGCTCAGAGCTTTTCAAAACAAAAACTGATAAAAAACCCTTACTCACGGTTGAAGCATTTCAGCATGCAGTTGAGGGAAGAAATGTAGCTCGCGACCACTGGCTCGGTAAGCTGAGCGCTTTAACTGAAGATTCCATTACAAATGTGTTTAATGAAGTGCCTGCGTCGTGTATCTCCGATAGCGCACGTAAATTCGCAACTCTCATGGTAATGGAAAATCGTAGAAGGCTATTAGAATGACTAACTCAAACTCCGTTTATGTCGCATGGCAGGCCCCAGACACCCGAGACTGGCATGTCGTCGGCAATTTGCAAGAGCGCAACTCGGGGTATGTTTTCAGATACACCAAGGGTGCTCTCAAATCTTCCAAATTTACAAAGTTTAGCGGCATGAATGATGTACGAGAAACATATGTATCGGAAGAGCTGTTTCCTCTTTTCAAGAATCGCCTTTTGTCACCGAGACGCCCGGAGTATCCGCGTTTCATCAAGTGGCTTGGTTTTGAAGATGACAGCGTAAACGCAATTGATATTTTAGCTCGTTCTGGTGGGTTGCGGAGTACTGATCAGTTGCAAATCTTCAAAAAAATTGAAGTTGATTTAAATGGTAACTTTGAACACTTCTTTTTTTTGCATGGCTTAAGTTATCTGAACTCAATGGCTAATGATCGAGTATCAGAGCTTCAACCCGGTCAAACTTTGCGTCTCTGCTTAGACCTTCAAAACGAGTATGATGGCGATGCTGTTGTTGTTCGTGCTGATAAGCCAGCAGAAATTGTTGGTTATTGTCCAAGATATCTGAGTAACGATATCAAAAAAATGTTATTGAATGACTCCAAATCAGTAAGTCTATCAGTTGAAAAAATTAGCGACGATGCACCACATAATTATCGTTTGCTTTGCAAGTTGTCGGGAACACTAAATTCAGATTGTAAATCTTCACTGGTTCTTCAAGACGAATTTGAAGCTATTGAATAATAAAAAAAGCCACCAATTAGGTGGCTTTTTTTACTCAGATTTCCCGTCTAAATCATAAGGTTCAAAACTAATAACCTCCTCACCAAGCCAGTCATTCAGTTCGCTCAACCGTTTCTGAAGCGGGATAAGTTCATTACGAACAAAAACCTTTGCCGCTTTTTCAACATCACCAAAGCCGCCAGTATTAGTCGGGATGATGCCCATCAACTGAGGCGGCACCCGGTGCGCGGCCAGCATGTCATCACGGCTGATATTTTTAATATTCAGGAACTCATCCTTTGCCGCCACTTCCGACAGGGGGATTATCTGGATGCCGTCCTTTTTCCCGTTCGGGCTGTACATAAACAGGTTGCGGAAGTTGCCCGGCCCTTTCGATTTCTTCAGCGCCTCGCGGATATTATCCACGTCCTGCTGGTTGGCTGCCGGGTCGCTCATGTACATGATGAATCCCGCATGTGAGCCGTTCAGGTAATACTTACGGCGAAAGAGTGTGGCCGACTCGTTAAGCAGGGTTGACGGGAT